ATCCGCGCGTCTCATCCCTCCCACTTCCCGAACAGCACCTTGCCATCACGCACCAGTCTGCGCACCTGGTCCGGCGTGGTGCGATGGAACGTCGTCACGAACGTCTCCTGCCCTCCTGCACGCGCCGCCTTGACTGCAGCGAGGTAAAGCCTGCCCTCACGCCGCACAACGACCACCTGATTGTCCGCGTCCTGCACGATCAGCATTGGATCGCTGCCCAGGTCCGCGAGCGCATGATAGTCCTCCGGCATCAGCTCGGGGTGCGTCTCCGTTTGCTTCGCGGCCGTCTCCGCTGACAGCACGCCCACGCGCCGCGCGGCGCCGATGGCCTGGGCCGCTTCCTCCTGGAGCACGAGCACGGGGAAGAAGCCGTCCGGCTCGGCCAGGAATTCGGCCAGACCCGTATCGCGGAGATCCCGCACGGCGGTCTGTGCGACCGTGGCGTCGGCCTCCTCCATCTTCTGGGAGAGCGCGCGATCGGCCGCTTCCTTGCGCAGCTTGCCGGGGTTGGTATCCCAGCCGGGATCGATGCCGGCGGGCACGCGCTCCACCTGGCCTGTGCGCTTGTTGAGCCAGTCGCGGTAAGCGGCGGGCGGCGCGTCCGTCGGGCCGCCCAGGCGCTGCGCCTCGGTCCGGCTGACCTGCCGGACGCGGCACTTTCAGCCCCAGCCGTTGGGCGGCATGTGCGCGTTCCACCAGGGATCGCCAATGGGAAGCAGCGTGCCCGCCCAGGCCACATGCTCGGGCCGGTGCTCCTTCGACGGCCCCAGCTCGTAGAGCAGGTAGGGGTGCGAGTCCGCCGCGCGCTCGATGCGCTCCCACTGGCCGGCGGCGCGGGCGGTGCGCAGATTGGCGTTGTAGATCGTGTCCAGGCGGCGCGGGCTGCCGAGCTGCACGTCCACGAGCTCGCCCGTCTTGGGATCGACCTGCTGTTGCACGCCCCACCAGCCGAGCTTTTCCAGCGTGGGCTGCAAGTCCTTCTTGAACTGCGCGAGCGTGCGGCCCTCTTCCAGGGCGCGGGTGACCTCGTCCCGGATCGAGCCCAGCACGTCCAGGCTCATCGCCTTGGCGACCGTGAAGGCGGAGGCGTGTTCTTCCCGCCACACGTCCCGGTAGTCGAAGCCGGGCTTCCAACCCTTGTTGCGCAGATAGCGCAGGGCCTCGGGCGGAGGCTGGGGATCGAAGCGGAAGCCGGGCTTGGGAGAGAGGGCCATTTCGACGCACCGTTTCGACCGTTTCGATGGATCGTTTCGGGCCGGCGTTTCGGTCGAAACGGGGTGCCGTCTAAACGGCGTTTCAGATTGATTTGACTATTGCTTTTGGAACCATTTCGACCGAAACGGTCTGCCGGTCGAAACGTCGAAAGGGTGAACATTACAGTCCCCTTTCGACCGGCTCATTTCGGCTTGGGCTGGCCCGTTTCGGGATCGACCTCACCAGCCGACCGCCCCAGGAACGTGGCCTTGGCCAGGGCGTCGGCCAGCGCCTGCACGTCCATCGTGGGGATCAGCTCCGCCAGCCGGCGCACGAGATCCTCGTAGGACTCGGCCGCTTCGATTGCCCGGCGCAGGGGTTCGAGCACCGGGGCGATCTGTTCCTCCCAGCCTCCGAGCGCCTCGTCCATCAGCGCGTCCAGGTCGGGGAACCCGGTATCGGGCACCTGGTTGGGGTCAATTGCAGGTGCGGCGGAGTTGCGAGCGCCGGCGGGCGGTGGCGCGGCGGCAGGCACCAGCATCGCCTGACGCGCCCAGGCGCGGTTCAAGGCGCTGGGAAACGCCGGAGCGGCGGGAGGCGTCAGGAGGTCGGCGCCCTCGGCCGGGTCGGGTAACCCGTACTTGTCACGCACCACGGATTGCTCGACCTGCAGCCCCAGCGGCACCAGGCGCGCCAGGGCCTCCGTCAGCTGCTTCAGGTCCTCTGGCTCGGGCACGTGGAAGACGATGCGCGGGTAGGCCTCCTGGGGGCCGAAGTTCAAGTCCACGTATGCCCGCACCAGGTCGCGATTGAGCGTGTTGGCCAGGTGCTTGGCGTCGGCCCGGATCAGGTCGCGGCGCACGTCGTCCTGGGAGCTCTCATTGCCGAGCTTGCCGGGCGTGCCTTCCGTGCTGGCCGTCTGGCCCAGCACCAGCTTGGAGACCTGCCGGTCCCACCATTCGGCGGAGGCCTTGAAGAGATCGTTGTTGCCCGTGCCCTGGACGGCGTTCTGGAAGTCGATCTTCATCGAATCGTGGATCACGGCCGCCGCGTCCGAGCCCAGGTTCACGACCGCGCTGAGCAGCTTCTTGATGTCGTCGTCCGTGGCGCCCGTGCCGTAGCGGCCGAGGCGCATGGGGATGCCATAGACTTCCACGAACGCCATCCAGTCCTTCAGCGTGTACGCCTTGAACAGGTAGGCCCAGACGGCATTGCGGGCCAGGCCGCCCCGGATCGGGATGCCCGTCTTGAGGTGCGGCTTGTGCACGATGAACTTGTAGGGCGGCAGCTCCACGCCCCAGTAGAGGTCCGCCGCATCGCGCAGGCGCAGCTCCGCGTGGGCGATACGGTCGAACTGGAAGAAGCGCGGATCGCGGTGAACGTAGCGGGGCGTCCATTCCGGGCCGGAGCTGTCCCAGAGCAACTCCACCGCGCTATAGCCCTTGCCGAGCGCGTCCAGCAGGTCGTCCACCATTTCGCTGAACGCCGGATCGCGCACGAGCTCGCGCACCTCGTCGGCCAGCTCCACGTCGGCGGCGTCGTCGCTGGCGGCCTCGACCTTGATTTCCAGGCCCGAGACCGCGAGCTTGCGCGTGCTCAGCACGGAGCGGTAGTGGGCGTCGCGCTCCTCGATCTCCTCGGCAAGCACCAGGTAGTCGAGCGCATCGCCGTCCGCCGCATTGCGCAAGATCGCCGCCAGGCGCTGGGGCGTCAGGCCCGAGGCGACGGTGTTCGTCCAGAGCGTGCGGATGCCGGCCAGGACAGGCGCGGCCAGCTCTTGGGAGAGGGTCTCCCGCACGATGGGGCGCCCGTGGGCGTCGTAGAGCAGCGGCTCGGCCATTACCAAGTCCCCCGGTTGAGGCCGAAGCCGGCCGTGCGGCGGATGGCGCGCGGAATCGGATCGGCGTCGCGCTCGGCCGGATGGTCGAAGCTGCCCTCCTGCCTGCCGCGCGGCCGCACGCTATGCGACTCGTAGATCGCAACTTCCTGGCGGCTGGCGAAGTAGGCGAGGGCCAGCGCAATAGCCGCGTCGCCGTGGCGCTGCTCGCCGCCGGTATGCGTGCGGGCACTATCCGGGACCTTGGCCACGCCCTTGTCCATCGTCACGGCGCGCAGGTCTTCCAGCACCAGCGCGTCCTGGGGCAGCTCGATCCCGCCATCCTCGAACGCGGCCTTGAAGGGCGGCATCTGCTCCCGATACCATTCCGTGGAAAGCATGACCGCGACGATGCGCTCGCCGTAGCGCTGCACGGCCACCTCGGCCAGGTATTGGCCGTTGCCGCGGGCGTCCATCGCGCCCTTGCCAAAGCGCGGCAGGCGGTCGCAGAGGTAGAACAGGATTTGCCGCTGCTGCTCGAAGGGCACGTTGCGCAGCTCCACCAGGAACGGCACGCGCCGCACCAGGTCCAGGCCCTCCTCCAATGGCGCGAGCACGGTCAGGTCGCCCGTGCGCCCGAAGTCCTCGCCCAGGAAGTGGTTGCGCCGCGCATCCAGCTTGGCCAGCAGCGGCCCCAGCTCGCGCCCGCACCAGTCCGCCACCTCCGCTTCGCGGATGTGCTGCGGCAGGAGCGTGAAGGCGGAGTCCACGCCGAAGCGCAGCACGGGCCGCCCGGCCTTCATGCGGCTCTCGACGAGCTGGCGGGGCAGATACACGCCGCCGCCCTGTGCGGGGATGCAGAGCAGCTCCTCGTCGGCGGTGCTGCCGTAGAGCTTGAAGAGCTCCGCGCGCCACGCGGCCTCGGCCTCCTTGGAGTACTCCTGGCCGAGCTTGAGGCAGATGCGCCGGTAGAGCCCCTGCGCGAGGGCCTGGTCAATGTCCGTCCGGTACAGGCTGTAGGGAAACTTGCCCGCGCGCACGTCCTGCACCAGCGCATTAAAGTCGCTGTCCTCCCCGTTGTGGGTGCTGATGATGCGCACGCTGCCGCCCCAGATCAGCAGCGCCAGCGCGGCCTTGAGCAGGCCCGGCAAGTCGTGATGGAACGCGGCCTCGTCGATCACCACGCGCCCATGCTTGCCGCGCAGATTTGCGGGCCGGCTAGACAACGCCGTGACGCGACGGCCCGAGGCGAAGTTGATGCGGAAGGCGAGGATATTCTTGTCCGGGTCCTCCAGCACCGTCTCCTCGATCTCCGATGCCGCGAGCTGGTAGTGCCGCGCCCACTCCGCCGCGTCGCGTATGAACTCCTGTGCCATGTCCCGGTTGTAGCCAATGTACCAGACGTCATCCCCGGATTCTGGTCCCGCGCCGCTGGGTTGCTGACCTCGTTGGTGCTGGTCGGCGTCCCGCTCTGGCAAATCGCGCAACCCGTCGTGAAGACATGGGACAACCTGGAGCGCACGTCCCGCGCGGAAGCCATTGCCAGCGCCCGGATTGCCAAGCTCGACGAAAGCGCCGAGGGCTACCGCAACCAGCTCGCGATCATCACCACGGCCCTTGTCGCGCCGGATATCGGTCTCGAACAGCAGCGCCGCCTTTCCTCCGCCCGGATCACGGTGCAGGCCCGGCTCGCAAGAGCCGAGAATGACCGCTTGAACGCGGAAAGCCAGCGCTCCAGCGCCGCATCGCAGGCCGCCAGCATCATTACGCCGATGGACCGGCTTCGCGCCGTTAGCGACGTTGCACCGAGCGCCTTGAGCCTCATCCTCTTCGTGTCGGTGGACGTGCTCTGCATCCGGCGCATTTCGCGCTACCGGCATAGGGCCGTGCCGAAAGCGCCCCCGCAAGCGGCCGCTCCGCCGCAGCCGCAGCCGCCTGATGCGCTCCCCGCCGATGCGCCGGAAGCGCCGAGGGCCGGATGGAACCTGGTCGCCGCCATGCGTGCCGCCCAGGCTGCGGCCGTGGCCCCGTTTCGGCGCATTGAGAGGCCCGTGCGCGCACCGGAACGGGCGGTCGAAGCCGGGGCGGAGCTCGTCGAAACGCCTGTATCCCTGCTTGAACCGCGCCGATCTGGGGTGGACGAAGTGACCGTTCGGCGGCTCCAAAAGGAGATCAAGGCGCGCCTCGACGCGGCTGGCGTTTCGGCGGCCAAATGGTGCAAACAGGAGGGTCTGAACCCTCGCGATATCTCGCTGCTTGCGCACCACTTCACCCGTCTAGCCGAGGGCGACGAGACCATCAGTGCGCTGAAGCTCGCGGAGCTCGCCGCCCGCTACCTGACTCCGGCCGAACGCGAAGGGTCGGGAGCATAGCTTCCCGGCCCGCGAATGTCGCAATCTGGTTTTCTGACAAGGGCCGTCCACTTCCCGCGCGAACTCTGGTTCTGAGGCGACAAGCTTCCCGTTGCATCAACGGCTTGGCGTGCTATGTTGCAGTCTCAACAAGGTGACACCTTCAAGGTGACACCTTTCGTCCCCATCTGGCCCCTGAATCGGGCCATGAATGGGGCAGGAATCCGTGTAGAACCGCGCTGAAAGCGGGCTTAAACGAGGGGAGTAGGCAAAGCGGCATTGCGCAAATCAAGTGGCGTTTTGGACGTCCTGACACGAATTGCGCAAACCTAAAATTTTTGGTTGAGATCGGGCTTTTCGCCGCTGAGCCCGCTTTGGACGCGGGTCCCGCCACTTCCCGGCTCATCCCCTCAAGTCCCGGATACTGCGCAAACCAACTGTCCCCGCACAGCGTCGGCCTCCTGGGCAAGCCGTCTTCCCTTCTATTATGGCTGGATCGTCGTAGTCGTCGCTTTTGTGACCATGGCGATCGGAGTCAATATCCGCACGGCGTTCTCCCTGCTGTTCCCACCGCTGCTGGGGGAGTTCGGCTGGAGCCGAGGCGAGACCGCGGCAGCATTCACCTTTGGCTTTCTCGCGGGCGCGGCCATCTCGCCTGTGCTGGGCATGGCCATGGATCGATTCGGGCCGAGGCGGGTGATGCCGTTCGGGGCGTGCGTCGTGGCCGCCGGCCTGATGCTCGCGACCCAAACGGCACGGCCGTGGCACCTGTACCTGACCCAGGGCGTGCTGGTCGGAGGCGGCTCGATCATCTTCACTTACATCGGACACTCGATGTTTCTCCCCCACTGGTTCCGGCGTCGGCGGGGCCTGGCGATCGGGATCGCTTTCTCGGGCGTGGGCGTGGGCTCGATCCTGCTGTTCCCGTTGTTACAGGCGATCATCGACGGCGCTGGCTGGCGGCAGGCGTGCCGGGTCCTGGCGGGCTTGTCTCTTCTAGTCGTGGCGCCGCTGAACGCGATTTTCCAGCGCCATCGGCCGGAGCACCTTGGCCTGCTGCCCGATGGGGATGTCCATCCAGTTCCGGATGCCGCAAACCAGCGCGCCGCCGCCGCCGCGGTCGAGTGGTCCTTGCGGGGGGCACTGCGCAGCGCCCCGTTCTGGTGGATCAGTGCGGGATATTTTTGCGGCCTGTTTGCCTGGTACATGGTGCAGGTGCACCAGACCAAGTACCTGACCGAGATCGGGATCAGCCCCACTGCCGCAGCGTTCGCCCTCGGTTTCGTGCCGCTGACGGGAGTCGTCGGCCAGATCGGCCTGGGCCATCTGTCTGACCGCGTGGGAACGGAGTGGGTGTGGACGATTGCCAGCCTTGGGTTTGCGCTCTGCTATGCGCT